TGCAAGAGATGCCCGTTTAAGAAAATTGTTAGCAGACGAATTGGGGCTTTTGATTGGTCAAGACAAGGTAAACCAGGTTCTTGCTGGTTTCGAGGCAACTACTTTCGACAGTACAAGTGCAACGGGAGGAGCTGGAGGAAAAGGTGATCCTAAGAACTGGAAGGAAGCGATGAAAGGAGTCGCGGATGATGTGGGGAACGCATGGACTGCTGTTCAAAGCACAGTGACTGGTGTCTTTGACAAGATTGGGGATGCCCTTACTAATTTCGTTTTGACGGGTAAGCTTGCTTTTAAAGATTTAGCTAGATCTATTATTAGAAGTATGGCTGAAATTGCTGTGAAGCAGATGATTTTGAATCCATTCAAGACTTGGTTCTCAAAATTGAAGATTTTCAACAATGCGGATGGGAACGCATATGCACAGAACGGAATTAAGAAGTTCGCCAGAGGTGGAATTGTAGATAAGCCTACACTTTTCCCTTTTGCGAATGGTACGGGGTTGATGGGTGAGGCAGGACCTGAAGCAATAATGCCTTTAAAACGAGGAGCTAGCGGAAAGCTAGGAGTTGAGAGCAGTGGTGGGTCAGGCGTTGTTGTTAATGTTGATGCTTCTGGATCTAGTGCTGAAGGAGACGAAGCAAAAAGTGAAGCATTGGGTGAACTTCTAGGAGCTGCTATCCAAGCAGAGCTTATTGATCAACAAAGACCTGGAGGCTTATTAGCATAGATTATGGCAAACTTCCCTTCCATTGATCCTGATTACGGTATCAGGAAAACCAGCTCTCCCAAAGTAAGAGTTGTCAAAATGGGAGACGGTTACGAACAGAGACTGACCTATGGCCTGAATCAGAATCTGAAAGAATATGCTGTCTCCTTCAAAAATCTCCCTGAGACGGATGCAGATACGATTGAGACTTTTCTTGACGCTCGTGCAGCAGATAATGCTTCTTTCACATGGACTCCACCAGGGGAAAGTGCTTCTTCTAAATTTATTTGTATTCATTGGACTAAAACAATTCCTTTTGCCAATCGGGCTACTATAAAAACCATGTTTAAGGAAGTAGCGGAGCCATAAATGGCAGTAGCAGCTTGGGCGCAAAATACCGCATATAGTGTCGGTGACATAAGAAGATCTTCCCTGATCCCTGTTCATGGGCTGTTCTTTAAAGTCACAACAGCGGGAACAAGTGGTGCAACTGAGCCTGTATGGGTTAGGAATATAGGTGAGACGACCTCTGATAATTCTGTTGTTTGGACGGCAGTTAGTTCTGTTTATGAAGATCTTTCTGTCTTAGCTCCGAACGCAATTATTGAGTTATTTGAGATGCATTTAAGTAATGCATTACATGGTAGCACTGATATTTATAGGTGGCATAACGGCTGTAATGCCAATGTGTCTGGCAACATCACTTTCGCATCTCAAGCTTATTCAAGACAGCCCATAGAAGCCAATGGTTTTAGCTATTCGACTTCTGGTTCTCTGCCTAGACCTACTTTGACGATTGCTAATTTAGGAGGAGTGATGACAACATTGCTCTTGTTAGTTAATCAGACAACGCCAGGGAATGATCTTTGTGGTGCAGAGTTGAGACGTATAAGAACACTTAAGAAATTTCTTGATGGTGAGAGCACGGCTGATCCGAATGCTCGTTTTCCCTCTGAAATTTGGTTTGTAGATCGTAAGGCTTCAGAAAATAGAAATATTGTGTCCTTTGAGTTAGCTAGTGAATTTGATTTGCCGAATACAGCCGTTCCGAGAAGACAATTAGTAGGGAATATTTGTCAGTGGCAATATAGATCTTCCGAATGTTCCTATACAGGTAACAATTATTTTAAGGCAGATGATAGTAATGCCAGTTCATTAGCTGAAGATAAATGTGGCAAACGTGTTAGTTCATGTAAGAAAAGATTTGGAAATAACGGAGAATTGCCTTTTGGATCATTTCCAACAGCAGGCAGAACACAATGAATCTATCGGAAGCGATTCAAGAGAAAGCTCTTATACACGCCAAAGAAGATTTCCCTAGAGAAAGTGTTGGTTTAGTGCATGTTATCAAGGGTAGAGAGCATTATTATCCCTGTAAAAATATCGCTCCAAGGAATGAGGATCATTTCATTTTAGATCCTGATGATTATGCGGCAGCAGAAGACAAAGGAGAAATTACAGCAGTAATTCATAGTCATCCAGTAACTAATCATGCACCTAGTCCTGCTGACTTAGTTGCCTGTGAAAAATCTGGATTGCCTTGGCATGTCATAAATCCAAGGACAGAATTGTGGGGTTATTGTGAACCTTCTGGATATGAATTGGCTTATGTTGGCAGACCTTTTTTCTATGGTGTTATTGATTGTTACAGCCTTATTCGTGATTTTTACAAGCGAGAATTTAGTATTGAATTGACTGATTATGATCGTAAAGATCGTTGGTGGGAGCGTGGTGAAAGTATGTATTTAGATCATTTCAAAGATGAGGGATTTGTAGAAATACCTGTGGAAGAGATTGAATATGGCTCGGTTATTTTGATGCACCTAGAGGCTAGTGTTCCTAATCATGGTGGTATTTATATCAATGACAATATGATTTTGCATCATGTTCAAGATAGACTGAGTTCACGAGATCTTTTTGGTGGTTACTACCAAAAGAATACCGCTAAAGTCTTAAAACATGAAAGTCGTTAAGGTCTACGGAGCATTAAAGAAGCGACTAGGCCAAGGTCGCTTTGAATTTGATGTGGCGACACCTGCTGAAGCAATAAGAGCTTTATGTGCGAATTTCCCTGGTTTGCAAAAGTGGATTATTGATAGTGAGCAAGATGGGGTTGGGTATAAGGTAAAAGTCGGGAAGGAGCTTATAGAAGAGGATAGTTTAGAGAGCCTTCACTTCCCTTGGAGCGAAAGGGATGTCTTTAGTATTGCGCCTGTCTTGACTGGTGCTGGCAGGGGCTGGGGGAGAGTTATTATAGGGGCTGTTTTAATTGGAGCTGCTTTTATGACAGGTGGTGCAACTATTGGAACTTTGGGGCTTACTAAAGCAATTGGTGTTAAAAGCTTGCTTGCAAAAATGGGGACTTTCATGGTTCTGTCTGGAGTTTCAGAATTGCTTTCACCTGTTCCCGCGATGCCTGACATGAAGGAGGCAAACGCTTTGCAAAATTATAGTTTTAGTGGAGTTACAAATACTGCACAAGTGGGGACGCCTATTCCAATTGCGTATGGAAGGTTGTATGTTGGAAGTTCAGTAGTATCAAGTGGTCTTGATGTTGACCAGGTGATCTAATGCAACACATTCGAGGAGCAGGAGGAGGAGGCAAAGGGCCAACTGGTTATAAGACACCAGTTGAATCAGATGATTCGCTCCAATCAGTTCAGTATGCTTCTGTATTAGATCTTCTCTCAGAAGGTGAGATACAAGGTTTAGATGATGGTTATAAATCAATCTTTCTTGATGGGACACCTATAAGAGATAGCTCTAATAATGATAACTTTTCAGGCTATACAGTAGATACTAGAAATGGCACTCAGGCACAATTACATATCTCTACACTAGAAGGAACTCAGACGGAAGTTAGTGTAAATACACAGATTACAAAATTATCATCAGTCACAAGGACAATAGGGTCTTCAGATAATAATACTGATCGGGTTAGAGTAACTTTACGCATACCTTCTTTACGTGTAATAGAAGATGATGGAGATATTGTTGGTAAAAGCGTAACTATTAAGATCGAAGTTAATTACAATGGTGGCGGTTGGAATACTGTTAAACAAGACGATATAAATGGTAAGTCAAGCAATGTTTATATGCGTGACTATATATTTCCTTTAACTGGTGCTTTTCCTGTTGACATAAGGGTTTCTAGGCTTACTGATGACGACGGAAGCTCGAAAGAAAGCAGTCAAACATGGTGGTCAAGTTACACTAGAATCATTGATGAGAAGTTCCGTTATCCCAATACTGCTTTAACTCATCTGCGTTTTGATTCGAGGCAGTTTGGAAGTATCCCGTCTCGTAAATATTTAATTAGAGGTATAAAAGTTAAGCTTCCTTCTAATGCAACTGTAGATACAACAACTCATTTAGGCCGTGTTACTTATAGTGGCGTTTGGAACGGTACATTTGGTGCTGCTACTTGGTGTAATGATCCTGCCTGGTGCTTATATGATCTTCTGACTTCTACGCGCTATGGCTGTGCTATTCCAGAGAGCAGTCTTGATAAATGGGATTACTATGCTATTTCTCAATATTGTAATGAGCTTGTTTCAGACGGGAAAGGAGGTCAAGAACCAAGATTTGCTTGTAATTTATTAATTAACCAAAGAAAGGACGTCTTTAGTGTGGTCAAAGAGATGACTTCTCTCTTTAGGGGGATGAGTTATTACGGTGCTGGAAGTTTATCTGTAATGCAGGACAAACCCAGTGACTCACAGTATATTTTAGGCCCATCTAATGTTGTAAATGGAGAGTTTGAGTATTCTGGGACCTCTGAAAAAGTAAGACATACTACGATGTCAATCGCATATCAAACATATGATGGTCTGGGTGAAATTCAATTTGAATATGTAGATGATCCTGAAGCTATAGCTAAATATGGAATTGTATCGAAAAGTTTAAAAGCACTCGGATGTTACTCCCAGGGCCAAGCTCACAGAATGGGTCTATGGGCGCTTAAGTCGGAACAGCTTCTTACTGAAACGTGTGCTTTTCAAGTAGCTCTTGACAGTGGGATCATTCTAAGACCTGGGATGGTTATTGATATTGCTGATGATGTGAAATCAGGCACTAGGCGGTCAGGGCGTATTCAATCAGGTTCTTCGACGACAGTCATAAAGATAGATAGTAGTGAGAATTTTTCAGTTGATATCACGAAGAGTCCAACGATGTCTGTGTTGCTTCCTAATGGTTTGTTAGAGACAAAGACTATTAGTACGTTTGCTTCTAGCTCAAATCCTCCAACTGTTACTGTCTCTTCTGCTTTCACCGAAGCTCCAAATGCGGATGCTGTTTATTTAATCCAGACGAATGATGTTCAGTCTCAACAGTATCGAGTTGTTAGTGTGACGGAAGGCACGACGGAGGGCAGCTCTGCTGTGGTTGCTCTTCAATACAACAGTTCTATTTATGCTTCTGTTGATTCAGGTGACGATATTATTTTGCGGGATATTAGTAATTTAACTGCTGCACCAGATCCAGTAACAGATATAGAAGGTCAAGAATTTCTCTATTCTGATGGTCAGGGTGTTTTCGTCGGTTGTGATTTAAGTTGGCAGCATAATCGTGTAAGGATGTCTGGTTTCCTTATTACATATCGAGTTGATAATGATAACTGGGCAACAATTACGACTTCTGCTCCATCAGTCAGCTTGAGACAGGGTGGTAACTTTGGTGCGCTAAGAGCTGGTAATTTACAAGTACAGATTCAGGCGATTAACTATTTAAATAAAGGAAGTGTAATTGCTTCATTTACAAAAACTTTAGCGGGTAAGACAGCAGCTCCAGGGGATGTTACTAATTTCACAATGATCCCGACGAATGGCTTGGCTCGGTTGCAATGGACTCAATCAAGTGATCTTGATGTTGTTGTTGGTGGTCTGGTCAGGATCAGACATTCCCCTGATTTAACTGGCGTTAAATGGTCTACGGCTGCCAGCATTCATAGTGATTTAACGGGTACAGCGAAGGAAGCTTATTGTGACCTACAGGCTGGTACTTACTTAGCGAAGTTTGTTGATTCTGGTGGTCGTACAAGTACAGGAACAGCAATTGTTGAATTTACACGACCTGAATTAGCAAATTTAACTAATATCAATACTCAAACAGAAGATACAACTTTCCCTGGAACTAAGACAGATTTAGTTGTTGCTGGCGGGGAGTTATTAAATGCTGCTGATGGATCGAATTGGAAAACTTCAGGTACTTATCTTTTTAATAATAATCCTATTGATTTAGGTGCTGCTTTTAATATCCAACTTGATAGCATCCTAAAAGTTAGAGGTTTCTTCCCTGGGAATGATTACATAGATACTTATTCTAATTTTGATTTGATAGCTGATTTCGATGGGGATACACCTGAAACTTGTAACGCTGAACTGTATATGAGAACAACACAATCCGATCCAAGTAGTTCTCCTACATGGACATCATGGAGGCCATTTAATAATGCAGAATTTTCAGCTAGAGGTTATGAATTGAAGTTGGAGATGACAACAGGTGGAGATAACACAGCTCGTCTTGCTATTGAACAATTAAGAGTGATGTCTAGTTCTCCGACACGTACTATCACGGGATCAGGGACAGCTTCTAGTGGATCAGATGTGACTATTACTTTCCCGAATAGATTTAACGCTACCCCTGCTATTGGGATAACAATGAGTGCTACAACAAGTGGAGACTATTACACAATTGCAAGCAGTTCTGCTACCGCTTTCACTGTTTCCATTTACAATAGTAATGATGACCGTCAGGCCCGTGCATTTAACTGGACGGCTACTGGCTACGGTAAAGGAACTTAATGGCCCAATCCGACCAAACGATCCAAAATAATACAGGCGCGAACGTACGTGCCGACATAAATAATAACCTTGCGGCTTTATATAGTCTCAGTAGTGGATCTAGCGCACCAAGTACAACTACAGCTCATCAACTCTGGCTAGATACAAGTACGACTCCTGATACCTTAAAAATTAGAAATGCTAGTGATAATGGTTGGATTTCTCTAGGTACTGCTGAGACAAACTTAGGCTTAGCATCTGCGGCTGGTGGTACGTTTACTGGAAATGTACTTGTACCTTCTGGAACAGCAGGGGCAGGTGGACTAGCTTTTTCCGCTGATACAGACACAGGTTTCTTTCGTAATGCAGCAAATGATTTAGGGATATCGACAGGTGGCACGTTAAGAGCACATGTAAATTCAAGTGGTCTAACGATTAGAGATGGATTAGGTCTGAGACTTAGAGATTCTGGTAACTCAAATATTGTTGAACTAAAAGCACCTGCTTTAACCAGTGATGTTGTTTTAACTCTTCCCCCGTCCGATGGCGATGCTGGAGATATGCTTCAGACCGATGGTTCGGGGGTCTTGTCGTGGCAAGCAGTCCAAGGCGTACCAACGGGTACTGTGTTCTGTGTTGCTTATGCGACCATCCCTTCTGGGTATTTGGAATGTAATGGTAACGCTGTTAGTCGAAGTACTTACGCCACTTTATTTTCAAAAATATCGACTCTTTGGGGATCAGGCGACGGATCAAGCACGTTCAACTTGCCAGATCTAAGGGGTGAGTTTGTAAGGGGATTCGATAACAGCAGAGGTGTAGATAGTGGTCGAGGTCCGTGGACTGCACAAGGTAGTCAGTATGCACAGCATAATCATTCTGCTAGTGGTTCATCTCAAGTATCTGACCCAGGGCATACACACCAGGGTCGAGGCTTGACTTTAAATAATGTCTTTGGTGGTGTTGCGGTAACGCTTGGTTCAGGTCAGGGTTATCAAGTTGGTTATAGAAATGACAACATTAACTTCAGTGGAGCAAACACCTCAAATTCAACTGGTATTTCTGTTAGTACGAGCGTAACGGTTAATAATAATGGTGGAACAAGCAACAGTTCAGAAACAAGACCTCGAAATATTAGTATGATCTATATCATTAAGACCTAACACTATGGCTATAGCACCAGGCGTGTATGACATGACGATCCAGCGGAGATCGGATCACAATATTCCCCTGAATTTTAAAGATGGGGATAATGTAAATATCAATTTGAATGGTTATATCGTTGAGGCGCAAGTTTGGGACCTTGCACGGGAAGCTAAATATGCAGATTTTGCTGTTACTTACACAGATAGAGTGGCTGGAAATATTGATATTGCTTTAACAGATGCACAGACAGCAACTTTTCCTGCTACGACATTAAAATATGATGTTCTATTGACTAACCCTGCTGG